GGACAGAACCAAAACATATGTACCGGGTTATGTAGTTACATACGGTGATAAAAATTATGTTGCCGCATCTACTGTTCCTATAGGTACTCCGTGTACAATATATGATGATGTAACAAAAACTTATATAATTAACTCGCCATTTTGGACATTGGATACTGCTGACAATCTAAAAGATATTTTAAGTAGATACAACACAAACATAGCAATCAATGATGCGGCTTTAGCTGAAGCTAGAAGATTATTACCTAAATCAGGATATGATAATACTAATTTATATGTAGTTGCGACTAATTCAAACGATGAACCAGTAAGTACTGCAAGTATTGTTAATTTGAAGGGGTCACCCGTAAGACCAGAAGGCACTATTGAAGAAATTGTAGCACGTGGTCAAAATTATTTTGTGGTTAGGATTGGTGCAGGTGCATTAAAAAGTATTTGGGATATGACTGCTGATTCAGATGATACTAAATTAGCAGAGTTTGTCAAACTGAATTTAAAAGTAGCTAGAACTAAACCACAGAAAACTGACACAGGTTCTGGTAAAGTTAAAGGTGATTTAATATTATCAGTAAAGGCATTGGGAGCAATTGACGGCCCTTATGGTACTACTGATAATACATATAGTAATGCTGATCAAGATCCATTAATGGATGGTTTTACTGGTACTATCATTCCTGATATCATGGATTATCGTGCTGATAGTGATCCAAGATTCCATTTTGTTGCAAGAAGTTCACCAAGAAGTTTTGGTTATACAGATGGTTATATGGTTGGCAACGGCAATGCCCCTAATGGTGTTACTACTGGTGCAGGTATTACGTTTCCATCACTACCAAAGGCTGGTGATTATTTTTTAAGAACAGATTATTTACCACAGTTATTATTCCGTTGGGATGGTAATCTATGGGTTAAGATTAGTGAGAATGTTAGAACAGGTGTTGGATTTAGTGATGCTAATAATCAATCTCAGTTGTCCGGGTTCATTAACAATACAAACACAACTACACTGAGTGATGGTACTGAAATGCCGGAACGTCAAGCACTTTCACAGATACTAAAAATACAACCAGATTAAGGTAATAGATGGCACAGTTTTTCTTTGATAATCAAATCCGCAGATTCTTAATACAATTTGCAAGAATCTTTAGTGATTGGCAAGTTACTAAAGGAACAGATCCTGCAGGAAATGATATTCTTGTTCGTGTCCCAATTCAATACGGTGACGCTAGTAGAATGGCGCAAACACAAATTGCAAACAACAGTCCTAGTAGTTTACCTAGTGCACCATTAATAACATATAATGTTGTAGCACTGGATTACGATCAGGGTAGAACGCAAGATCCTACGTTTGTTGATAAAGTGTCGATGAGACAACGAACATTTAATCAAGATTCAGGATCATATGAAACTACACAGGGGCAAGCCTTTACTGTTGAAAGAATGATGCCTGTACCATATAAGTTAAGTGTGAACGTAGATTTTTGGACAACAAATTATAATCAAAAATTAGAATTGATTGAACAATTAGGTGTACTATTCAATCCTGCGTTAGAAATTCAAAGCACAGATAATTTTATTGATTGGACTTCATTGTCAGTTGTATATCAAGATGGATTAACATTTAGCAGTAGAACAATTCCTCAAGGTTCAGGTAACCCGATTGACATTATGAGTTGGAAATTTCATATGCCAATCTGGATAAGTGGTCCTGCTAAGATTAAAAAATTAGGTGTCATTCAAAAAGTTATTGCAAGTATCTATCAAGGAAATGCTCTCACTGACATGCAAGATAGTGACTTATTATTAGGTACAAGACAAAAGATTACACCTTATGGATATAAGATATTATTAATCGGTGATACACTCCAACTATTGCCTGCTAATCAACCACTAAGACCTAATAATGAAATGTTGGATATACCAGAAGCTCCTGATACTGAGTTACATTGGTCATCATTGTTAAGCGTGTACGGTGCAATCAAGCCGGGCATCTCACAGATTTGGTTACAAAATCAACACATGACTACTGATATTGTAGGCACCATTAACTTGAATCCAACAGATGATAGAATTTTATTATATAATATTGATACTGATACACTACCCGAAAATACGTTGACTCCGGTTAATAGCATTATCAATCCTCAATCAAAAGGTCCATCACATGGGTTACCCGAAGTGGTTAATGGTCAACGATATTTACTAATTGAAAATATAGGTGATGTAGACAATGTTTCACCATCTATTTGGGGTAATGTAGTTGCTTATGCAAATGATATTATTCAATATAACAGTAGCGCACAACAATGGCAAGTTGATTTTGATAGTAAAAATTCAACTACAACTGAATATGTTAAGAATCTAACTAGCAGTGTACAATATAGATTCACTGATGGTGTTTGGGTGAAAGCATTTGAGGGTTGGTATGAGGCGGGGGATTTTTCTATCGTCATCTAATGCTATGATAAATCATAGTATGAAAGACAATACCTCAGCAGGGATCTTTTTTTACGCAAGTGATACAAAAAGATTTCTTTATCTACTTAGAAACGATAATAAAAATCCAGGTAATTGGGGTATACCCGGTGGAAAAATTGAAGGCAAAGAAACACTATTGAAAGGTGTTGAAAGAGAATGCTTAGAAGAAGTAGGTTTCTTTCCTGACAATGCTAAACTCGTACCAATACAAAAATTCATAAACAATACATTTACATATCATACATTCTTTTGCAAAGTAGACAAAGAGTTTATTCCAGTATTGAATGAAGAACATTGTGGATATGCTTGGACTGACAGTGAACATTATCCCAAACCATTACATCCGGGACTGTTTAACACAGTCAACTTTGATGTAGTACAAGACAAATTAAAGAAACTAATAAAAAAAGCCGCATAGTGCGGCTTTTTTGTTGATGCTTAAAAATATTAAGCGTTAGCAATTTGAACTGTTGTGTTCAATGTTGGTGCGGCTAGTGTCCACTGTACTGCGGTGTCAGTAGCAAATTCATGTCCTGCAGAACCATAACGTACCAATGTTGCTTTGTGTCCAGTAAGTTTCTTAACATAATAAGTTTTACCAGAAGAATCAGTAGCTGTTAAGTCCATTTCACCGGCAGCATTTGACGCGGCTGATGTTTTTAATGAACAAGTCATAGTACCGTCTGCTGTTTTAACCTTGTAGCGGCGTGCACCAACTTGACGAATAATATCAGCAACTTTACGAGTACCACCTGTTACGTATGCAAACGGTGTAAGTGCGTTTTCTTGATTGGTACTTGAACCAGGTGCACCGGTGTCAGTTGTTAGTACTGCTACTGCTGTACCAGATGTTTCTGCGCCGACATCGCTATCAGCAATAGTTACTGTAGGAGCTGATGTGTATCCAGAGCCCTTTTCTGTAATTGTCACTGATACTGGTGCGCCGGTTGTAATTGTCACTGTACCTGCAGCAGTTACGCCACCTGGCAATTGTGGGGCACTGAAAGTTACTGTTGAAGTGGCTTGGGTAAAACCAGACCAAACTCCACCGATCGTTACGCTGGCTACACCTTGGCCACCAATTTTATCATCAGTTGTGCCTGTCGTGCCGATGTTACGATTACCGAAATACTTCTTGTTTAGATTTGATGCCATTTTATTTTTCCTTTAAGTTATGGGCGTTCTAGGCCTACGCAGTGGCTTACTGCGTAAACTCTCATTCAAGAGCGAACATTATATTTATCTTTTTTGGGTGATTAGAAAGGAGTCTGACTCATTGAAACTCTAGACCAAATGTCTGTTAAATTGTCAACATAGTCTTGTCTACAGTAATACATGTAATTATTGTCAAACGCTATAGTACCTTTTTTATCGCCGACAGCACCAAAGCTATTTGCTGGTGCAGTTGCTACTGTTACTATCAGTGTACCAACAGTTGCATTACCTGTAACTGTTAAATTAGCCAATGTACCAACACTTGTGATATTAGGTTGTGCGGCTGTTGTTAATGTACCTACTAAGTAGTTACCACTAATAAGATTGGCACCCGAAACTTCTGAGCCAGTACCGCTTAATTTAATATCTGTATTAGCACTAAGAGTAATATTTGCTGTTGAAAAGGTTGCAATATTTGCAGTTCCACCCACACTTATTGTTACATTGCTGTTAGCGGTAATAGATACATTACTGTTTCCACTAATAATGTTGCTAGGTTTACCCCAAGACAAATCAGACCCAGTATTATACAACCAACCTTCTGCGTCTTGAGGTAAACTTGCTCCTCCTCCAACAGAGGATGTCCAACTTAAATTACCGGTTCCATCAGTAGATAATAAGCCACCACTCATTCCGCCTGAAATTGAAATATTTGCAGGGGCTCCTAAACTTAGTTTAATATTTTTATTAGGGCCTAATTTTGTTCCGTCCCAGTTAGTCCAAGACGTACCGGTTGATGCATTGCCGTTTGCTACTAATAGTTGACCAGTAACAATATTAGCTGTGCTAAGATAAGTATTACTAGAACCTTCTACTTTAGCAAATTGTAATGTTGAGACTTCAGTTAATATTTCAGTTTGTGTAGTTGTTCCACCATCCGGAACAGGTACTAATATAGGATCGTTTCCTATATATACTCGTTGAGTATCTGATGCAAATCCTATTTCCCCCGTGTCTAATTGGGGCAAATCTATATTTGCACCTACTCTGTGAATTATTTTACTTATTTGTACAATGGCCATAGTTTAATCTTCAGTTGATTAAACTATTTATCACGATTTACAAGAACTTCATATAGAATTGTTCACACTTTTTGAACCACATATCAGTATATTTGTCAAAATCAGTACCCTCAACGATGAATTCTTGGTATTCATTGGCAGCTGAACACATAAAAATAACACCCTTACGTATCTTTGTTCCATGCACTTCATTGTGTGCGTTAGCATAGGCTGCTAACTGTACAAAATAGTCATCAATCCACTCACGTTTCTTGGGCTTGTTTGTCTGCTTGTGATCCATGATAGCTTCTGCATTATCATGTACACCACACAAGTCAGTTGTACCGGCATAAACTGACGGGAAATATACTGGAACTTCTGTACCCCAGTATTCATTACACTTACTAAGTCCTTGAGCAATGATGCTCTGAGCCATTTGATGACTTTGAATACTATATGGATTGCTTCCCGGTGTGCCTATATCACCTGTCTTAATATAATCTTCAAGCCACTTGTGCATTCGTGTACCACGACCTGCGGCTTCAGTTGTTATCTCTTGTGCTTTTTGGGGACCGACTCGTTTGCGCCACTCCATCAATGCTTTTTTAGATTCTTCCGATTTGGTAGCATCTAAGATTGTAGTGACTGAGGGAAGTTTATTACCATCGGGAGTTGCATATCTACGACCTTCTGGTGTGTCAATGCGTTTGAGTGGTTCGTATTTGAATTTGTTGGGATTGTACATTTACTAAGATTATACACTATCTTAGATTAATTGTCAACTATATTCGGTTAATTGATTTGTTTACTAGCCATTTGCTGGCGAATCTTTTCATTCTCATCCGGGCCTTGTTCGGCACCATCAGTATCACGTTCTTGGCCCTTGAAGATAACT